AAGCGGCTGGCCGACCTGGACCAGCGCATCGCGGAGGTGAACGAGGTCATCGACCTCACCACGATGACCGCCGCGCAATCGGCGGCCAGGCGGCGCCTGAGTCGCGAAGAGGCTCAGGCGGCCGTCGAGAGGGCTATCAGGCCTGCGGAGAAGGAACTGCTCGACCTGGAGCGCCAGCGTGCTCAGGTGGCCGCCTGGCAGGCGGACGCGGAGTCCGCGAGCCGGCGTGCCGCCGACCTCCAGGCCATGGCGGAGACGGCCAGGCACCGCCTGGACGACTTCACCCGCGAGCAGCGGGAGGAGTTCCTGGGACTGCTCAACGTACAGCTGGCCGTGAAAGGCCAGCGGCGGGAGCCGTCCACTCGGAGCAAGGTCGTCATGCCGCCCATCGAGATGACGGGCGACATCCGCCCCGGCGTACTCGCCGCTAACGATGACACAGCGACCGCATACTCTTGGGTAAACGACTCCTGTGTCATCGTTAGGTTCTCGGCGGCCCTGGCCGCCTGACCTGCACGCACATCAAGGCCCAGCCCATCCGGCTGGGCCTTTCGCATGCCCGAAGGAGGGACATGAGCAAGGGAGGCGGCCCATGACCGGGCCGTACGGCGACAAACGCCTGTGCGAGTCCTTCTCGCCGGCGGAGCTGGAGAAGACCTTCTTCTTCCCGGGCCCCCAGAACCTGGCGCTGGCGCCCGGATCGAAGGCGCAGCGCGCCTGGGACGCGGCTAAGGAGGTCTGCATCGAGTGTCCGGTCTTCCTGGAGTGCCGGTCCTCCAATCTCGGTCAGGAGTACGGCGTCTTCGGCGGTCTGGACGAGCACGAGCGGCATCTGCTGCGCCGCCAGGCCACGCGCGCACTGGCGCGCGCCGACGCTGAGGAGCGGGCGGCGCTGGCCGCCTACTTCCACACCCGCTACGCGGACGGGCTCGGCGACTCGCCGGGTCAGATGGCCCGTGCCACGGGCTACTCCAAGTCGGCGGTGACCACCTTGATCGAGGAGCACCAGGCGCTGCTGGAGCAGCAGGCGCCGAAGGCGCCCGAGGTCGCCCGCTGGAAGCGGGCCGAAGAGGTCATCGTCTGGCCGAAGGCCAGTCCGCCGAAGAAGGACGGCTGGGTCTGGTACAGGGACCGCGCCCATGGCGCCCACTACGTGGGCGAGACCGAGGACGGCGAGTTCTTTCTGATGAAGGTCAAGCCGCTCACGGCGCAGACCACGAAGTGGTTCCCGAAGAGCCATGTGGACCTGCGGTCCACGGTGCGCCGCGAGGTGCGTGTCTGGGTCGGCAGACCCGAAGGGAGGGCCGATGGCGTTCAAGCGCCGTCCGAGGACGATCAGCGTGCAGGGGTCTCGGCAGCTTGAGCTGCCGGACCACCTGTCCTTCAGCTCCAGGGAGACCCTGCTGCGCTGCGCGCGCAGCTGGCTGCTGCGCTATCTGATGAAGGCGCCGCAGCGCCCTTCCCTCTGGCTGGCCGGCGGTAGCGCCGTGCACGAGGTCACGGAGGCGTACGACCGGGCACGGCATGAGGCCGAATTTTTGGGTCGGTCTTTCGGCTGGGACATCCGAGATGTCCTGGATCGCTGGGAAGACCACTTCGATGCGCAGCTCACCAAGCTCCGCGCCAAGGACTCGAACGAGTCCCACTGGAACCGCTCGCCGAGCGAGCCCATCGAGGTCTGGAACCAGATGGGCCCGGAGTTCGTCCGGGCCTGGATTGACTGGCGACAGCGGTCGCCGTACGAGATCTGGACCGCGCCTGACGGCACGGTCGGGATCGAGATGGATGTCTCCGGGCGCCTGCCCGGCTGCTCCGTGGAGATCAAGGGCTATATCGACCGGGTCTTCCATGACCCGGTGTTCGACCAGATCATCATCGTGGACCTGAAGACCAGCAAGAGGCCGCCGAAGTCGGCGGACCAGTTCGGCGTCTACGCCGCCTTGCTGGAGGCGAAGTACGGCGTCCGAGCCAGGCTCGGGGCGCCGTTCATGAACCGCTTGGCCACCCTCGGCAAGCCGTACGAGCTTGCCGAGTACACCGCCGACTCCGTCGGCGCGATGTTCGGTGAGGCGTGGGAGCAGATCCAGTCCGGCTCGTTCGAGCCGAATCTGAACGAATGTTTTATATGCGACGTTTCGGCGTCGTGCTCCGCCAAGGGCGGCCCCCTGGCCGCCCAGTTCGACCCCTACGACAGCGGCTTCAAGCCGCCCTTCTGAGGAAGGTCATGACCGACAACCCCGAAGAGAAGATCCTGAAGGCGGGCGAGGTGGCCCGCCTTCTCGGTGTCTCCGTCCAGACGGTGGGCCGCTGGGCCCGTCTGGACGAGCTGCCCCATACGTCCACGCCCGGCGGGCACCGCCGCTTCCGCGAAGCGGATGTCCTCGCGTTCCGCGACGAGAGCGAGGACGCGTGATCGTCCTCTTCGCCCCCGTCCTCGCCATCCTCGGAGCGGTGATCGCCTGCCGTGGCCGCGAGGCGCGCGGCCTGATCGCCATCGCGGTCGCCTTCGCGACCGAGCTGGCGGTGTGCGTGGCCACCGAGCGATGGATCTGGACCGCCTTCTGCGCCGCCTGGCTGGCGGCGGTGCTCATCTCCCTGGCCTTCGTCAAGAAGGCCCCGTGAGCGGCCTTCTGGCCGCCCTGTCGCACTACCTGGCGGGCTTAGCCCGCCCCGATCGAAGGAAGAACATGAACAAGCGTGCCCTCTCCGGCGGCCTGACGGCCGCCGTTCTGCTGTTCGCCCTCAGCGCCTGTTCGCAGGGCAAGGGCGACAGCCCCGTCTCGCACGGCGGCCACGGTGACGACAGCCCCGCCGCCGTCACGAACTTCCCGGACGGCTTCGCGAACATCGCCACGAAGTGCGTGTCGGACGCGCCCGGATTCCGGGCGTTCGTCACGACGCGGAACGCGGCGCCCGTGGTCCTGTCGGACCCGTCCTGCAAGTGAGCCTGTGGACCGAGCAAGACCTTGCCGCCCTTCGCGCGCTTGACGCGGGACTGGGCGGCATTTCCATGATCGAAGCAGTTGAGGAGAACCGCATGACCGAGCAGGCCCCCGAGGGATTCACGGGCGACGACGGCGACGACGGCGGATGGGGCGAGGCGACCGGCAAGGACGCCACCTTCCCCGAGCGCCCCGACAACCCGCACGAGTCGCCGTTGAGCGTCAACTTCAAGCCCGCCGGGGCGCCGCAGCTCACGGTGCGCGGTCGCACCGTGCAGGAGCACATGGAGCTGCTGGAGCAGGTGCAGTCCTCCGGACTGCTCGGACTGATCCAGTCCGTCAACAGCCTGTTTGGCGGCTCGGGCGGCACCCCGGCGCCGCAGGCGCCCGCACCGGCTGCGCAGCAGCCCTGGAACCAGCAGCCGGCGCAACAGTTCCCGAACCAGCCCTTCCCGGGCCAGCCGGCCTGGCAGACCACGGGCGCCCCGCAGGCGCCCGCGCAGCAGGGCTGGGGCGGCGGCGCGCCGCAGCAGGGCGGTGGCAACCGCCAGGGTCCGAAGCCGCGGCCGAACTGGCCGCAGGTCTACAAGGTCAACGTGCCCTTCAACAGCAAGGACACCTTCAAGGCGTTCCGCGAGCAGAACAAGGAGGTTCTGAAGGGCAAGGTCGCCTGGGCCGGAGGCGGCGACTACTGGGTGGAGGGGTCCGTGGTCCAGGGCTTCGCCCAGTACAACCCGGTGCCGGCGTAGCCATGATGCGCGACGGGTTCTACGTCTTCCCGGACCGCCGGGAGGACTCGCGCAACGTCGCCGCTGGCGACAGGGCCGCCGCCATGGCGGCCAGGGAGGCGCCGGAGGCGGTCGTCCAGCGGCTGCACCGCATCGACTGGCGCCATCCGGCGCTGGCCGTCTTCCGCGCCAGCGGGGACAGTCGCTGGAGCACGGTGCTGCTCCGGGCGCCGCAGAGCGGGGAGGAGTGAGGACGCTCTCTCGGAGCGTCGGCCGCGCTGACGATGCGGCCGAGCCGCTTCCGATGCCGTACCTCACATGGCAGCAGCGCGGTATCCGGTTCCGGCGGTCATCGGTCTCGATGATCGCCGGACTCCCGGCCTCGTTCAAGACCATGCTCACGCTCAACCTGCTGGTCGGCATGAAGACGCCGACCCTGGCGTTCAACACGGACTCGTCCCTGGAGACGGTCCGTGCGCGGCTGCTGGCGCTGGCCAGCGGGAGGCCCACGGAGGAGACGGAGTCGTGGGCCTCCACGCAGCCGCAGAAGGCGGCTGAACTGCTGGCGGCGTACGACTTCATCCGCTTCGACTTCCGCCCTGATCCCAGCCTGGACGACATCTGGCTGGAGACCTACGCGTACGCGGAGGTCCACGGCCGGTGGCCGGAGCAGATCTGCATCGACATCGTTTCCGATGTCGGCCATGACGTGGGAGATGAGTGGGCGACGCTGCGCGACCTGATGCGCCAGTCCAAGGTGCTCGCCCGCGAGACGGGCGCGCACGTGCTGCTGGTCCACCACGCCTCCGACAGCCCGGGCACGAAGCGCCCGTGCCCGAGGCGCAGCGACATCCACGGCAAGGTCGCTGCGATCCCCGAGGTCATCGTGACCTGCGGTCTCGATGACGCCATGCGCCTGAACGTGGCGTGCGTGAAGAACAGGCACGCCAAGGCCGACAAGGACGCGGCCAACCACTTCCCCATGGAACTGCACGCGGAGCGTGCCTTCGTCGGGGACCGGATTCAGATCTCGATGGCGCATGGCTATGCGCCCTGGAACGAAGGGGGTTACCAGTGAGCATCCAGTGGGACTTCATCGAGGCATACGCAGCCCGCTGGGGCTGCGAAGAGAGCTACGCCAGCGGGCTCCTGGATCACGTGCTCGAAGAGCACGCCCACGAACTGGCGGAGGTGATCCGCCTTCACAGGGATGAGGCGCTGGGCGCCGCCCAGGCCACGAAGGTCGTGGCCTTCTGCGCCGACCTGATTGACCCGGAGGTCGAGTGATGAGCCTCTGGGACAAGATCAAATGCCGCGTCTGCGGCCACTGGCGTATCCGCCACACGGGCACGCACGTCAAGGGCAGCCGCACCGCATGCCACGACTGCGGCTGCCGGGCTTTCGAGTTCCCGCCGTGAGCGTGAGCGCGTCCAAAAGGAGCGCGAGCGACGCCTGGGCCGGGCTCTGCCCGGTCTGCGGGAAGCACCGCTTCGCGACGCGCAAGGCCGCCAAGGCGGCGGCACGGGCCCGGTACCCGGGCGAGGCGCTGCGCGCCTACCGGTGCGGGAGCTACTGGCACATGGGACATACACCGCGCTGGATCGTGCGCGGAGACAAGGACTGAGGAGAGGGACATGAAGATCTTCTACAAGGCGACGCAGCCTGACGGCACCGACTTCTACACCGGCACGGTGGACTACGCGGCGGCGCTGGCCGCCGGCAAGCCGGTCCGCCGCAAGCCTGCGGCGGAGGAATACTGGACCTGCTCCGATCTCGTCTACCACGCCGCCGACGCGGCGGCCGAAACGCTGGTCGGGTGCCGGTGGCCGTGCCGTCTCTTCGAGGTCACCGGCAGGCCGGTGGCCCAGGCGGGCCACAAGTTCGGCTTCCGCTCGCTGCGCGTCCTGCGCGAGATCCCGGCGCATCTGGCGCTGGGCCCGAACGGCGAGGACGTGGCGGCGCTGATCGACCAGGCGTCTCGGATCACGTATGACCAGGCGCGGGAGCTGGACGCCGCCTGGGACGCCGCCCGGGTCGCCGCCCGGGTCGCCGCCCGGGTCGCCGCCCGGGTCGCCGCCCGGGTCGCCGCCCGGGACGCCGCCCGGGTCGCCGCCTGGGACGCCGCCTGGGACGCCGCCCGGGTCGCCGCCCGGGACGCCGCCCGGGTCGCCGCCCGGGTCGCCACCCATGCGGCAGCCGCGCTGGTGGTGCGCGACCTGGTGAGCGACGACGTGTTCGACACGCTCTAAGGCCCGTGGGCCTCGGTGATGCTGCCGAAGGCGGCGTCGTGAGCCCCCAGACCCTGGCGGAGCTGCGGCTGCGCCGTGCGCAGCTCGAAGAGCGCGCGGAGCGCATGGAGGCGCGCTGGCGCCTCATGCCCGCGACGGCCAAGGCCGTCGAACTGGGCAAGGAGGTCAAGGCCCTGAAGGGCCGGGCGGCGGACTACGCCGCCATCCTGCGCGTCGCGGAGGGGATGTCGTGAAGCTCTTCCGGCGCAAGAAGCGCCATGTCCACAAGTGGACGAAATGGCAGGTGGTCGGCCTGGAGGGTGTCCACCTGAAGAGCGGGGTTCGGGCCGCGTGGGATGCGCAGCAGCGCACCTGCCCGGAGTGTGGCTACACCCAGCGGGAGAGCTTGTGAGAATCATCGTGACGGGCTCCCGCCACTGGATGGACCCGAACGCCGTTTACGGGGCGATCCTCGATGAGATCGCCCACGCCCCCTTCCGGGAACCGGTCACCATCGTCCACGGCGGCTGCCCCACCGGGGCGGACGCCGCCGCTGCGGCGTGGGCGCGTAGCGACGACTGCGCGGACGAAGAGGTCTTCGCCGCCGACTGGGCGGCCCACGGCAGGGCCGCCGGCCCCATGCGCAATCAGCGCATGATCGACGCCGGAGGCGATGTCGTGCTCGCGTTCCCGCTGCCCGGAGGGCGCGGGACGCAGGACTGCATGCGCCGCGCGGAGGCGGCCGGCATCCCGGTGAAGAACCTGGGGGCGGCGTGGAGCCTGTGCGGCCAGACATGGCCGTACTTGGCCGGGATCATCGATCACGTCGCCGAAGAAGGCTCTTCCATGACCGCGCAGGAGTTCGCGCGGTCGCTGCAAGAGGAGTCCCACAAGTGAGAGTCCTCGATCTGTACTGCAACGCCGGCGGAGCGGCGACGGGCTACGCCCGAGCGGGCTTCGAGGTCATCGGTGTGGACATCCGTCCACAGCCGAACTACCCGTTCGAGTTCGTCCGGATGGACGCACTCGACGCCCACTGGACGACGTTCGGGTTCGACTTTGTTCATGCGTCGCCGCCCTGCCAGAACGCGGCGGCGATCACCAAGGGCACCAACGCCCATCGCCGACACCTGCACCCGAACCTGTATCCGCAGACCAGGGCGCTACTGGAGCGCACGGGCAAGCCGTACGCCATAGAGAATCCGGACGCCCGTCCGGACGTGGTGCTGTGCGGCGAGATGTTCGGGCTCGGTGTCATACGACACCGCAAATTCGAGCTGGGAAACTGGTCCACGGCAAAGCCGAAGGAGCCCAGACACCGCGGCTACGTCCGCGGCACGCGCCACGGAGTGTGGCGCGAGGGGCCGTACGTCGCCGTATACGGCAAGGGCGGCGGCAAGGCCACCGTGCCGGAGGCGCAGAAGGCCATGGGTATCGACTGGACGAATGTCCATGAGGAGCTGGTGGAGATGCTGCCGCCGGCCTACACGGAGTGGATCGGCCGGCGCTTCCTGGAGCATCTGGCCGCCAAGGGGGCGGCGTGATGTCCGACATCCACCCCATGCCGCTTCGCGGCCACGACCTGCCCGAGTTCTTCCCGCGCGCTCCGCGCGTGCGTGCGCACGTGTACCGCGCCCCCGACGGGTGGCGCTGGGAGCACGAGTGCTCCCCCGGATGGTGGAAGTCCTCGGACTTCCCCCACATGACCACCGGTTCCGCGTACAAGGCGGCCGTGAGGCACCTGAAGGAGTGCTGCAAGTGACCGACAGCGAAGAGGAGATGGTCGCCGTCAATCTCGGCGACGACTACGACAAGGGGCCGTTCTTCACCACGGACTGGGGCCCGAAGGACTACCTGGTCCCGCGCTCCCAGCTGGAGCGCTGGGAGGCCGCGGAGGCGGCCTACGAGTCCATGCAGTCCGAGATCGAACGGGTCATGGACGAGCAGCGCGAGCGTGTCCGCGCCCTGCGCGCGGAGCGCCCGAAGAGCCAGTTCGCCAGCCTCTTGGAGCGGATCTACGAGCCGACGATC